TTACCACCCCATGGTGATGTCGTAGGCCAGGACGGACTCGACCGTGGCTAGGGCGGAGATGGCCTCGGCGTGGGCCTTCTCCCGCGAGAAACAGGCCTGGACGTGGGCGCCAACCGCCAGGGCGATCTGGGCCAAGGTCTGCTGGTCGATGGTGGTCCATCCGTCCTCTCCCTTCCAGTCGATCAGTACCCCAGGGGTCATGGCGCTATAGGCCAAGGCCCCGGAGAGCATGGCTTGGCTCTCCCTATCGGTGCTGATACGCGCCCCGGCGACGGTGATCCCGCCGGTCTCCTGCTGGTAGCGGTAGGCGGCGAGTTCTTGCAACGCCATGGCCTTGGCTTCCTCCAGGGTGATCTCCGGCAATGGGATTGGCACCACTTTCCCGCTATCCCAATGCCACTCGTAGGCCACGCAGTCATCAGGGCATGGTTCGAAATGGAGCGGCATGGCGGTTGGCCACGGGGTATCCGACACTTGCGCCACCAGGCCCCTTTCGTCAATCAATGCGTATTGTGTCATCACAGATACTCCGTAATTATTACTGATCCATCTTGACCATTCGCCCCAGGATGAGTCGTATAACTCTCACCCAACCCGCCGACCCCTCCTGAATTCCCTGCTCCTGTTGTATTGGTTGATCCTCCAGAAGCGGAACCGTTAGCTCCCGCCGCAGCAGATGTTCCGCCGCCGCCACCATTGGCAGTTTGCCCCGACTGCGTACAGGTTGTCGCTGTGCCAGCGGTGCCGCTCTCTCCACTCGATGTCCCCCCCACGCCGTGATTTCCCACCGTACCGCTAAGCACTGTTCCTGGGGTTATAGACATTGTTTTGAAACTATACCCCCCATCACCTCCATCATGACCAGCCTGACCAGAAAAGTTACTTATTGACGCAGACCCACCACCTCCTGCTCCATTCAGTGTTATTTTTACCGAACGAGTTCTATTCGATGTCGTAAACGACCACGACCCAGAAGTAGTCTTGGAGTATCCTCCATTTGGCACCGAGAAGCCTGTAATCACGTCATAAAGTCCATCTGGGGTTACAGCCCTGGTCGTGTCAGTTCCAGCAATAGTCTCGGAGCTGGTGGCCAGCTCCACCGCGCCAGCAACGGTGGTGGTGGCCACCGGGACATTCCCCAATCCATCCAGCTTGGTTTTGTCAGCCGCGCTCATCAGCCCCTTTTTAGAGGTGGTGGCCACATTGAGCAGAGCGGTGACATCGGTGGCGCTGAGGAATGAGGTGGCCAGCTTGCCTAAGCTGTTAAGCGGAGCAATGCCGCTGGCAGCGCCAAACGAGGCAATGATGGCCTTGATCTTGTTGACAGCGGCTAGGAGTTCAAGCCGCGCTTCCGCTGGGCTGTCGCCGGTGCCGCTGTCCAGGTTGGTGGTGGTTAGATCGTCAGAAGGAAAGGCCATGGCTCATACTCCTCGCACGTAGGCGTCAATCACGGCGTCGGCCAGGACGCCAGAGGCATTGTAAATCTTAATCTCAGGGGCCAAGGCACCGCTTACCGTCCTGGCCTTGTTGATCACCACAGAGGACCAGCCAGCCGTTACCCCCTGCATGGCGATCATCACCTGGGTCACCACCGAAAACGGTTTTGTCAGGGGCAGGTAGATGTGGCCGGCAGCCACCCGGTTGGCAGACGGAAGGCCAGAGGTGGATAGGTCATTGACCTCTTCGGTCTTGGTCTGGCCGGTGACCACAATGGACAGGGAGGACAGCGTAGGCGGCGGGCTGGTGTTGTCGGTGACAACCACCTTGATCTTGATGTACTGCGCCTTGACCATGCCCAAGGACACCCAGCCGCTCCAGTTCTGGTTGTCGGTAGAGGTGTTCATGGTGATGACAGCCGTGCCAGTGGCCACTGCCGTGGCGATCATGGTCACCTGGAGCGCCGAGCCCAGGTCAATAGCTGGGTGCTCATAGGTGAGCTGGGCGAGCGGGTTGGGAAACCAAGTGGTCCATTGATCCCAGGTGGCTGGTAGCCCGTCCCAGGTCGTCTGGTCGTTGGCCACCAGTTGCGAGCCCTCCACATGACAGCCAGTCTTGGTCCCCGGCCAAGTTGGCCTGGCGTTGACCGCATAGATGGCTTGGCCCATGCGCGGGTCACCCAGCGATCCGACGATGGCCCGCATGGCGGTTGACTCGTTGCCAGACCAATCCACCGCCTTAATCCCGAACAGGTAATCACCGGCCTCGAGGGCGTTGGTCTCCAGGGGAGACATCACCACCAGGCCGCTGGAGAGGTCGGTCATTTCTTCCCAGGTGCCGTTGGTGCCAGTCTTGTAGCGGATGCGGAACCCGGCGAGGTCCGGTGGCCGGTAGGCCATGGACCAGCTAAATTCTCGGGTGCCATCAGCTTGGCAGGAGACAGAGAAGGCATCAACATCGGGCGGGCCGTCGCTCTTGCCGTCGATGGAGACTTGCGCCGTGTTGCCGCCGGTGCTGATCAGGCCCTTGCCAGCAGCCACCACCGTGATCTTGTAGGTGTGACCTATTGTCAGCAGCGAGGGCGGGACCACATAGCGCAGGCCGTGGGCCGGGAATGGCCCCATGGCCGAGCCGCCCGAGGACATATCCTCCAGCCACACCTCCCAGGCCTGGGCCGGATCGGTGGCAGCGGCCAGCCACGAGACCGAGATCTGGGACATCGTGGTGCCATCCTTCTCCATCGACAGGTACTCGCTAGCGGAGACGGCATAGGCCTTGGCTTTGGTCTTGGGGGTGTCCGGCGGGCTGATGAGGTAGACCGTATCCTGGGACAATAGCTCGCTGTACTCCCGGCCCGACACGGTCTTCTTCAGGTCGTGGGTCCGGCTGAGGCGGGTGCAGCGGTAGGTCCGCTTGTAGGTCTGCACCGGTCCGAAGCTGTACTCGTCGTAGCGGGCCGGGACATCGGACGGGTCAAGGGCGGCGGCAAAGGTCAGAGTGGCGGTGGTGGTCAGCGCTGAAACCTGAGCGAGGGCCTTGTCCAGGATCACGCCATCGGCGCGGCTGATCAGGATGGCGTATGCCTCACCGGCCAGCAGCGTCACCTCCCGGTCTAGGGTGATCGTGACCGTGCCGGCGGCCACGATCCGGCCAGAGTCGCCCCAGGTTGGGGCGTCGTGCATGAAGTAGAACAGATCGCCCACCTGGGTGGCCAGGGCGGCAACATCGACATCAAAGGTAATGTCCCTGATCTCCCAGGCGTTGCTGTTGAGGTCGGCCACCCCCGAGCGGACCACCTGCCCCCGCGAGGTGGAGCCGTAGGCGTTCCTGGAGGTCTTGTTGTCTGTCTCGCCGGCCTGGTCATAGTCCGGCGAGACGATGGTGACCACCTGGCGGGAGTAGTCCAGGTCCTTGTCGTAGTAGCTGATCTCCACGGCGTTGGCCCGGTCCTCCTGGCCCAGATAGGTCAGCTTGAAGTTGGTCACGCTGCCGGTGGTGAAGAGCTGCCGCGGCACGGCGGGCATGTCGGCCACCACGCCGTATTTTGAGCCACGGCGGATCGGTTGCGCCCGGCCAATGCGGCAGATCTGCTGGGCGTTGGTCCAGGCGTTGGCCTGGACATCGAGGTAGAGGTCGAGGCAGTAACGTTTCTCGGCGCCGCCATCCTCGGGCCTGATGATCTCGTCGCAGTGCGCCGCCCAGGCGGCGATCTCGTCGTAGAGCATCAGGGACGGGTCGACCCCCTGGTGGGTGGTCCAAAAGGCGTAGTAGGCCCAGGCCAGGTTATCAGCCCTACGGGCGGACCAGGACCCGGTGTGCGGGTTATAGACCTGGACATAGGTCCGCTCGGCCAGGAAGGTGATGGACGGCACGCCTCCGGAGAGCTGGTCGGTGGCCAGGGCCGTGACCGCCACCTTGGCAATGCCGGGGTAGGTTAGGTTCTGCTTGATCACCTCCCGGTGCGACGCCAAAAATATCGTGGTCTTCTCGCGGTACGACGTCGACTCGGCATTGGTCCGGCGGAGGCGGAACTCGTACTGGCCGGCGCTTAAGTTGTCGATGGTGTAGGTCTGGCGCACGGCCTGGGTGGTGGCCCCGGACAGGGTGGCCGTGCCGTGCTTGACAAAGGCGCCGCCCGCCAGGCCGTACCAGACCTCGATCACCGCCTGGCGGTTGTCGAGCCCGCCGCCATCGTTGCTGTAAAACAGGCCATAGGGGGCAACGAGGTCGATCTCGATTGTCTCCACCTCGTTGCCGGTGGTGGTCCGGTCGAGGTTGGCAGTGGTCAGCTTTACCCCATGGTCGATCTGGGCCACGATCTGGTCAAAGCCGGGGATCACCGCGTCGTTCAAGCCACCAGGACGGGTATAGGTGGTGACGCCCTGGAAGTGGGAGGCATCCTGGCCGTTGATCTCGACCTTGGAGATGGCCACGCTGTCCACGCCCTCGGTGTCGGCCACGCCGATCAAGACATGCAGGTACTGTTTGTCCCCGGACACGGTGACGAATTTGGACAAGATCTGGCCAGAGACCCGCATCTTGCCAAAGAGGAGCTGCACCGGGCGGCCCTGGCCTTCGGTGGCCCGCAGATCGCCCCAGCCGTAGGTCGGCGACTCTTTGAACGGATCGGAGCCGATCTGCGGCACATCAGGCGCGGATGGTGGCAGGACGGCGTTGACCAGGGCCGCTCCGCCAGCCACTGCCAGGCCGGTGCCGATGGCGGCCGCCGCGGCATAGGTGCCATACCCGGCAGCTTGAATGCCATAGACCAGCGATTCGCCAAGCCAGGCCCCGAACTGCGGCGCGACCATGATCACGGCCACCATGGCCAGGATCCGCAGAACGTCTCCGTCCTCGAGGATGGGGCAGACGGCGATGAAGTCGCCGGGCCGGACTACAGGCCAGTGCTCCACCTCGCCGAGTACGCCGCGCCAGTGGGTGCGGTCCTGGCTGGTCACGGACACCGCCCACTTCACCTCGGGCAGGTTGCGGACCTCGTCTAAGTAATGCGGCACAGTGGCCCCAGGGAAGGGTTCGACTACCGCCACCCGGCGCTCAGCGTCGGGGAAGGGCGAACTGAGCTGGCAGACGGTGACTTTATCCATGATAGCGCCAGTAGCCGTTAATGGCGGCCCGCCAAAGGGGGGAGTCAAGGTCGTCGAGGCGCACCCCGTGGTGGCGCAGGGCATGGATAAATACCCCGCCGCCCAGGCAGACCCCGAGGTGGTTGGTCACGTAGCCGTGGCCTCCAATCAGACGGCGGATGGGGATGATGGCCAGTGGCTCCGGGCCAGGCAGCGGCAGCCAGCGCGGGTCGCGGCTGCCTCGCTCGATGGCTGCCGCGATGGCTGCCGGGTCAAAGGTGTCTTGCTGGTGCTGGGGCAGGCTCAGGCCATGGAGGCGGTAGACGGCGCAGGCCAGTCCCCAGCAGTCGTAGGCCTCGGGGCCGCGGCCATTCTCCGCGAATGGTATGCCGATCAGGTCGTCGATGGTCATGCTTTGGCCGTGGTCACCGTGGTCGGTCCCAGGTTGAGGTTGGTCGAGCGCCAGACGTAATAGTCTTCGCAATAGCCCTGGGCGTTGGTCACCTCCACCACTTCAGGCGGACGGAATCCACCGGCAAAGCCGTTGACCCGGAAGGTGACCAGGCCAAGGCGGGTGGGGCTGGCGAAGAGGATGTATTCGTTCACCCCCGGCGTAACGTCAAAGACCCTGGTGTTGTCGTTGGAGCGGTTGTATTCAGCCAGGGCGGTGACGTCGGCCGAGCTGTAGCCTGAGGCCTTGGCGGTCACGCCGTTGTAGATGTAGTTCAGCGACGAATAGGGGCTGATGTCCGACTCGCCATAGACGTACATGCCGCCGTCGATGCCGGGGAAGCCTCCGAAACGGGAGCCGTTGCCCAGCTCCTTGCAGCGGGCAAACGAACGGTTGCATGAGGTCTCGTCGCCGACGTAGCCGCAGAGCGGCCCCTTGAAACCGGGGACAAAGCCAAGGCCGGGGACGTACTTGGGTCCGTAGCGGCAATGGTCCTTGAGGTAGCGGCCCCGGGGCGAACGCATCCGCTGCGGGTTCTCGGCGCCGCAGCGGATGGTGACCCACTGCAGGTCGACCCCGCAGCCGATGACGCTGACCGTCTCTTCCAGCTCCGCCTTGGTGATGGAAAGGTGACCAGAGTGGACGATCCGCAGGGTGACGGTGGCTCCGTTCAGGCCGTTGGTCGCCTCGAGGTAGGGGATCAGGGCCCGGGTGACGTTCGAGACCCGGATCGAGAAGGTGGGCAGGCCGCCCTGTCCGTCCTCCACCACATCGTCGATGAGGAAGGGAAACGGCGAGTAAAGTTCGTTGCTGCTGGCTGGCCACTCGATAGGCTCGTTGTTGTTGACCAGACGCAGGGGCATTGGGTAGCCGGGGACGGCGATGGCGAGCAAGATCAGCCAGGACCCGGTGGAAGAAATCTTGTTTTTTTCGAGGATAGCGGCGGAAGAGAGGGGGAGCATGGGCTAGACCTCTCGCAGCTCGACGGTGCAGTTCCAGAGCCCTGCCGACCATGAGATATCCGGGACCTTGGCCAGCCTGACCTCGTGTGTGGCCAGCGTCTGAGGGTGGATCCAGTAAAACTGGCCCGACGTGCCCCGGTCGGCGATGAACGAATCCAAGGTCATCTTGTCACCGGCGGAGAGCCCCAGGTAGGGGATCACAAATACCTTACGGCGTCGGGTATATCTGCGCCTGGTGATTTCGTAGCCGGCATCGGTGGACGATGAAATGTCGCCGGTGTCGTCCCAGCGTTCGGAGAACCCTTCCATCGATAGGGGCTCGATGGCTGGGAAATCCATCACATCCCCCCGCGCAAGGCCCTGGAATACGGACCGCTCTCAGCCAAATCCTCAAGCATGACGGAGATCACCCACTCATTCCCGTTGAATGACGGGACGGCGGATGCCACCTTCTTCTCGCTGCCCTTGTTCTCGATGACGACGCGGACTGACTGAGGCTGGGATGCCCCGCCGTACATCGTGACCCCGAGACGGCCCCCTGGCCCGCGCATCAGCGGCAGGATTCCCTCCGGTCCGGCCTCGCCCATCATCGCGGTGCCGGAGGCGAAGGCAAAGACCGTGGGGCGATTGACTATCGTGTTGGAAAAGGCGGAGATCCCAGGGCCGTCATAGACCCCGCCGAGGGCGTTGGGGATAAGGTTGGCAAGCCACGAAAATGCCCCGCCGCTGTCCATGGCGGCGAAGATGGGCTCGACAACCTTTTTTTGCAGCACCATCTGGGTAATCATCCGGCCGAACGACTCGCCGATCTTGCCAAAGGAGAAATCGGCCGTCCACACGGCGTCGGTCATGGTCCGGGCAAAGTCGTTCCCCCAGCCGGTGAAGGCGTCCTTCATCGCCACGGCGGTGGTTTTCGCCTTGCCCTTAAGGGCCGCCATATCGTCGGCATAGGACTGGATCTGCCCGGCCAGGAGGTCGCGGCCGCCATGGGTTTGATCGTTCCACGCCTCGTTAAAGTTGGGAGCCGTAACCGGAGCAGCATTGGTCCAATCCTGGTACAGGGCCATCTCCTTTCCCGCCGCTCTCAGTTGCCCTTTGAGCTTTTCCAGCTCCTCCCTCTGGGCTGGGCCATACAGCTCCATGCCGCCCAAGAGCCATGTTTGGTACTCCGCATTGAGCTTTTTGAGCTCCGCCGTCTTCCACTGCTCAACCTGGACAACCGACAGCCCGAGCTTGCGCCACTCGTCCGCCTGCCGGTTAATCTGCCCGGTCTGATAGTCGAAATAGCCGCTCCCTTCTCCTTTGAGGTCGGAGAACAGCGACGCCCAGGCAGACTTTTGCGCCCCGGCGAATTCCTTGTCTTTGGCAATCCGCTGCTGGTACTGCTTTTCGTAAACCTCCCGGAGCCCCTCCAGCTCTTTTAACTTGTCCGCCAGCGGGTCTTTATTCATCTGTGGCGTATTGACGCGCTTACGGTTCGCCTCCCGCAATTCGTCCTCCTTGGCCGCCGCCTTGTCGAGCAGCAGCAATTTTGCCTGCAAATCGGCGATAGCCCTCTCCTGGGCCCGGAACGACTCGGGCCGGTAGGCCTTTTCGTCGGCGTGCATCTCCCGGAGGATCTGCCGCTCCTGTCTGATCTGGGCAACGACCCCTTCGATTTGTTTGGCAGCCGAAAGGGACTCGCCGGTGCTGTTGATCATCCCCTTAATCCCCTCGCCCAAGGCGAAACCGCCCATAAACGCCATTACATAGGGATTGGCCCGGACCGAGGCATTGAACGCCAGTTGCGCCGCATTGACCGCCCATACTCCGGCGGCGATCTCAAGCACGGTCGGACCGATTGCCCTAATCACCGGCGCGACGGTTTTGGCCATGACAGTGATGTCGTCAAGGCCATGTTTGACCTTGCCCCAGCCAGACATGATGTCGCCGGAGATCATGTCCCGGTGCTCCCGGAGGTAGGCATTGAGTCCCCGGGCATGGCTGACGAGATCAACCATGATCGGCAGGAAGCCAGCGCGCAAGATCTGGTTGACCGTGGTTTCGAGGGTGGTCTTGTTGGCCTCCCAGGAGTTTGCCAGTTCGTCGGCGAACGGCTTGTAGCCCCGCAGCAGGTTGCCGAGGTTTTCGACCAGCGTCCCTTGCTGCCGCCACTCCTCCGTCATCTCCCTAAGCTGGCCATGCAGGACGGCGTCGAGCTGGGAGGCGAGCTGGCTTGACGCATCTACCTTGCCCTGTAGCAGGGCGCGGACTTCCTGGCGCAGCTGCACCTCCATCCCATTGGAGAACACCGTGGCGGCGTTGGCCAGGTTGACAAACCCTTCTATCTGTTTGGTGTTGTTGAGATCGAGCAGCACCCCCTGCTTGAGCATCTCCTGGGAGATCACCGCCAAGTCCTTGCCCCCGGCGATCGTTTGGGCATCGATCTCTTCGAGCTTTGCCACCAGGGCGGTGGCATACTCCTTGGCCCCGGCGTACTGGGTGGCCAGGTCCATGCCGTCAACCCGGCCCTGCAAAGAGGTGATCAGGGCAGCGGTCTTGCCCACGGCCATGGTGTAGGATTCAACCGCCTGGATGCCGTCCAGGAACACGCCCCGGATCTTCCAGGCCGCAAGCCCTGCCGCCACGGACGAGACCAGGCCGCCCATGGTGTGCATGGTGGCGTTGGCTCGCGCTCCGGCCCGGTCGATCTCACCCAAGGCGCGGGCCCCGCTCTCGCCGATGGACTTGAAGACAACGGTGCCGTCGTCCTTGACCTTGATCCTGATGTTTATGTCGCGCTCGGTTGCTGTCATGCTATCTCTTCGTGTGACTGAACTTGAGAAAGTGCGAGGCGAGAACCTTCACCCTGAGGAAGACATCCAGCTTGTTGCCGGGCCGGTGCTCGTCGATAACCCGCCACACGACATTGCCGTCGATGGCGTACGCCCCGCCGAATCCTACCCGCCACTCGTCGGAGCAGGCGCTGAACACAGCCATGGGCAATCTGTTCTCGGCCATGATCTCGTCGGGGGCGGCGGCATGATGCCCACACGACAGGCAATTCACCGTCACGCCCATGACCTTCTGGTCGCGCTGGCATGACTGACAAACAGCGCGATCGCCCGCCGCCAGCCAGCGGGCGATCGCAATCAGTTTTCCTGGGAATCCTCGTCCCGCCGCGCAGCAGCTACGGCAATGGTCGACAACTCCGCCAGCACCCAATTCTGAAAGCCGACCACGTGGTCGCACAGGGCCACCACCGTCTCCGTCTCGCAGGCCAACGGCTCGTCTGCCCTCGCCTTCAGTGATTCAGGGAGCGCGCGGCCGCACAGGGTCAGCCCCTTGCGGATGGACAGCCCATGGAGCCCGGCAACCCTCCCCGCCACCCAGGCGGTGAACTTTTTGCCGTCGTGCCGCTTGACCAATTTCCCTGCCTCAGAGTCGAAGACCTCGGTCGTGCAGTCCTCGAGCGCCTGCTCGAGTTCCGAGCGCGGGGTGACGATCAATTCGACCCCGAACAGGCCTTGAAACTGTGAGATAACGGTGCGGACCGGGGCCGCCTTGATCAGTTCGGAGAAACGCTGCGCGTCGTGCATGGGAAGTCCTCTTACTTGAAGGTTAATTTGATTTCGTCGTCCCCAGCGTCGCGGGTAAACGACACCGGCATTTCGTAGGTCAGCACCCCGTCGTCGTCGCCGTACTGGATGTCGTCGAGCTGCACCTTCGGCCCATCGATCAGGATGAGATTCCCCGCCTGGCCGTGGCTAAACGCCAAGACCACCAAGACGCTATTCTCCCAGGAGGCAAAGTAATCCTTGCTGCCCAGCTCCACGGCGTCCATGCTCAGGCTGCCCTTGCATTCCCGGCCGGAGACGGAAATCGCGGCGCTGGCATTGACCAACTCCCGGTACTTATGTTTGATCCCGGCGTCGAAGGTGAGCTTGTGCAGCGAGGCGTCATAGCCGTCCAGGGAAAACGTGGTGTGGACCGAGTTGACCTCCAGCGGGGCAACGTCGAGATAGACGGGGGTGACCGGATTGGCGGACACCGGCCCGGCATGGAGCCCGAGCAGGGAAAATTTGATGGTGGGGAACTCCCCGGCCTGGATATTGACCGAGAATGTCCCCCGGCAGCCGGTCAGCTTATGCAGCACCCCGTCCATGTTGACGTAGATCGTCGACGACTCGAACGAGGAGGAGATGGGATCGTACTCAACCTGGGTCGCCGGGGTGATGGTTTCGGCCATCATGCAGGACCGCAGGAGCACCCCGCACTCTGGCACATCGCCAGCTGCCCCAGCCCCCTTCAGCTCCATGGTAAAACTCACTGCCTGGTGTTTTTCGGTGATGATCCCCGATTGGGTGGCGAGGTCCGGGGTCATCAGGCCCCGCATCTTCTTGTTGCCCTTGGCTGGTTCGATCTTGAGATCGGTGACATTGATGGCGTGCGCCCCGTCCGGACTCGCGTCGATGCCGTACGCGGCCTCGATCTTGGCCAGGATCAGCGCCTTCCGTTTGTACAGTTCTGCCATTTTCCTCCTCCTGTCGCTACCGTGGCATCCTGACCATGACGGTCAGTTCCTTGGTGAGAAAATAGACGGGGTGAAACGCCCCCTCGTCGTTGACTGACTCTCCAGAGTCGAGGTCATTCGCGGCGCCATTCAAGGTCTGATTTGCCCTGAGCAGCATCTCCAGCGCCTCCTCGAACTCGATCAGCTCGGCGGCCCCTTTGTCCCGGTCATTTTGATGGAATCCGGCGTAGAGCCGCACCGCGTTGGCGCTGACCACAGCGCCGGTAGACTCTTTCCGGGTCACCCTCGGCCTGGTGATCAAGACAAGCGGCAACTCATTGACCCTGATCTCCACCCGGTGCTTGAAAACGATCCGGGCCGCGACCGCCTTACCCCATTTCCACTGGCTGAAGGCCTGCAACCCGCTGTCTGATTCAATGAGCGCTTGCAGCGCCCTGAGCGCGTCGATCGCCGCCATCGCCGTTACCCGAGCAAGGCCGCCTCGGCCTCGCGCCGCAGGACCAGCCCCGGCAAGACCCTACCACCGCCGCGCACCCACTTCCTCAACTCAGCCTTGGCTCCAGCCATATCGCCGCTGTTGAGCTTGCGGCGCAAGGTCGATCCCTTGAGCCTGGTCAATCCGAGGTTGTAGGCAAAGTCAGCCACCGCCGCCAAGGCGTCGCCAGCGAGGGCTACGCACATCGCCTGGGTGGCGGCCGTGAAACTTCCGGCATCGGCGATCATCCTGGCCTCGGCCTGCTCCAGGCTCCACACGGTCTCCGGAGTGATATCCGGGCCGGTGCTGCCGTACCCGCAGGTCAGCACCCCTGCCGGACAATAATAGGCCTTGAGCCTTAGCCCCTCGAAGGAGCGGATAAGGTCAAGCATGGCGCGCGGGGGCATGTCACCCCCTCCTGATTGCCCGGTCGACATACCAAAACCCGATGATGGTCGACAGCACGGCGGCGTCCTGCTCCAGCCATATCCGGCCAGAGAACACGGTCAAGGCCGAGCCTATCCCCTCCAGTGAACCCCCGCCCTGCACGGCGGCATAGAATTCGATCCCGGCCACAACAATCACGCATATCTTGTAGAGCGTGAACAGGGCCATCCACCAATAGGTGGTGAAGGGACGGACGGTCATGTTGACGGCATCGATCCAGCCCACCCCGGTCAGCTGGCCCTGTCCCTTGATCGCTTCGAGGTAGGCCTGCATCTGGGCCGTGGCCTGGGCCTCCAGCCCCTGGGCGTGCACCAGGTCGATCCCCTGCGCTGCCCTGGCCTTGTCGATGTCGAGCTGGAGCTGGGTCATCTTGAACTCGTGATCACGGTCCCTGCCCGCGGTGATCATCTTCATGATCTCCGGCACAAACCGGAGCAGCCCGCCCAGCCCGCCGCCCAACAATGTCAATATCATGCTCAACATCCGCCGTTCCTCCGTGTCTCACCGGCACCGTTTCAAGGCGTCGGCTATGATGCCGGTCTGTGCTTCAACCAGGTCCACGTCCTCGTGGGTGATTGCCACGCCGGCAGTAATCTTTGCCCGCAAGGCAGGGATCAGCAGCAAAAGCCGTTGCACCGCAGACGATTGGACGTGCAACACCTCCTGGCACCGGGTCATTCGGCTTCGTCCAATGCGTCCAAGATAGCCTCCTTGGACGCCCCCGAATTCACCATCGACCTGACGATCAACTGGCGCGTCCGGCGGTTCTCCTTTTCCGACCGCTCGACGATGCCGACAATCTCCTTGTAGGCCTCATCCCGCTTGCAGCCGCACTCCTTGCGGAAGGCGTCGCAATCCTCGGCGGTCCGGTATTGCGTCCCCACCGTCCGCTTCATGAATCTCGCGGTCAGCCATTTCAGCGCCTCCAGGATTACCAAACCGGCGACGATCTGGCCGACGCCCTGCGCCTCTCCCACCATTAAAACCCTCGCCGCCGGATCGCCTGGCCGATCGCGTTGTCAATGGTGCCAGCGGCGCCAGCGCCATCGTTGAACCGGTTGAAGCCGTCCTCAAGGAACCGCCTGGCGTTCCCCGACGAAGACCCTTCCCCTTCGTGGATAGCGAAGGCATAGTCCGCCGAATCGTAGACCACGACCTCATGGGCTCCGGCAACAAACCCGCCTTTGGCCCGGCCAGGGGCCACCCAGTCGAGCAGGCGGCGGAGATTGCCAGTCACAACCGGCACGGGATAGCTGCCAGGCCGGGCCTGAAGGCTCGAGGACTGACCCCTCCGGCCATACCTGATAGCTCCATCTTGCCGCCGTTTGATCGCCCCCTTGCCGCCGTCTTCCGCCTTCTCGTGGAGTACTGGATTCCGGGGCCGGTTGGGGCCGGAAAGCCACAAATATGCCTCGCGCGTAGTCCCCTTGGCGATCTGGACCAAGCCGCTGTCGATGGCCGGATGGATGTCGCCATACAGGTCAACGAGCCCGCTCAAGACCACCTTGGCCTCTGTAATATCGACCGAAATCCCAAGCATTACGGCGCCGCCAACGTCACCGGATGCTCACTCTCAACCACGCAGCCCGAGTATCCCGTGCTGGCGGCAAGAAGACCGCTGAGCAACCGCTCGATGATCCGCGCCGCCTCGGCCCGGTAGGTCTCGATGTTGCGCCTGAGTTTTAGGTTGTCCATCCCGTCCGCGCCGTCGACCGCACCCTGCACCACGTCGATCCTGGCCGCCAACAGTTCGGCCATCACCATGAGCCGCTCGGCCCTGGTCACAGCAACAACAGTGGCCGGATCGACCGAGGCAAAGGCGGCGGACCCGACCTCGCCTGCCAAGAGCCCGGATTGCTCGTCGATAATGCCGGTCAAGAACGCAACAAAGGCGTTGTCGCTCTCCTGGGCGAACATCTCGCGGCTGAACCCGCGGTCGATGTATGCTTGCGCTTGGGTCTTGGCTGCCATGGGATCGGCAAAAACGGCCGGCCGGGATCGCCAGCCAGCCGCTCAGGTTACTGATTAGGACAGGGCGCAGCGGCGATGCTGCTTGCTCTCGCCGATGGCGCCGTTATAGGCCCCGGTCCAGACATGGTCGGCGCCCAGCACCAGTTCGTTGCGCTGGGCCGGACGGGTGTTCAGGTCCTCCCACTCGCCTCGTTTGCTCTTCACGCCTGGCAACGAGACGTAATAACTGGTGCTGGCAATCTTGGCGGTGGGGATGATCCCCGCGATCTGCCAGACGATCTGGTTGTTGTTGGCGTTTGGGTTGGTGAAGCTAGCGGCCAAGGCCTTGTAGATCCTCATCAACAGGCTTGGGTGGCAGGTGATGTAGAACTTGCTGGCCGCCGAGGTGGCGTAGCCCGCCGCCTGCATGTCGGTGATAACCTGGGAACAGGCGTTGTTGATGGTGGTGACGTCGTCGGTGGCAAAGGCCTGGTTGATCCCGGACCCAAGTGCTGTCAGCAGCCCGTAGAACAGGTCTGCCTTCTGGTCGTACCAGCGTTTGACGGTGTCGTTGGTCAACTCGTCGATCTTGTACAGCTCGTTGAAGCGGAGCCAGTCGTCGAGGATGGCAAAGCCGCCGGTGAACCGCAATAGGCCCACGGACGCCTTGGCCGCCTGGGGCAGGCGGGAGAGCTTGGCCAGTTCGCCCGGCAACTGCTGGAAGAAGGTGACCCCGCCGGTGATGTTGACGATGTCAAAGGTCTTCGAGGTGGACGACCGCATGTCCACCTCACTGAACAGGGCCTCGTAGCCGCGGTCGGGCATGTCCACCGTGTCGGTGCCGACCATGACGATGGGGGGCGTGCCCCGCAGCATCGTCGCATCGGCGCCGACCATCTTGTCCGCCGACACCAGTTGCAGCGGAATATCGGCGGTGGTCTTGATGGCCGATGAGATCGCCGCCAGGATCTTGCCTTTCCGCTCCGCCTCGGGGATTTTGCCCAGCTGGCCCCAGTCGATTACTTTTTTGCCGTAAATCTTCATTGTCGTTGCTCCTTAGGTTGCCGGAAAATTCAAGGCCGAGGGCTTAAGCTCCCGGCGGTTGCCGCGTTACTTGTTCTCTGCGAGTTCAATCAACACGGTGGTGGCCGCCGAGGCGGCGGCCGCCGTGCAGATGCCGAGCTTGGTGTTGCCAGCGCTGGTCTTGTTGGCGTTGCCGTTGGCGGCGACCCAGTAACAGACGTCGCCCGGGTTGACCGCCAGCGCAGCCTCCTTCGGGACCTCCACCGGACCCCGGAAGATGTAAATGTTTGTCGCGTTGGCAGCAGCGTCGTTGACCGCCACCAGCACCTGCCCGTTGGAGACGACGACTTCGCCAGCGGCAACCGCCGCCGTGTGGGCCAGTTTAAGGGTGCGGAGCTGATCGACTCCGCCGCGAGGGGTTGCTGTTGCCATGGTCTACCTCCAGATGGTGTGTGTTGACTTCGTTAATGCGCCGTTCCCGGCGGGCGGTTACTTGCCGTCCTTGACCAGCAGCGGGTTGTCGTCTCCCGCGCCCTCGCCCCGGTTGGCGTTCGGATCATTAGGCGCGATCTGTTCGCCCGGGAACTTCTCGCGCATCCTGGCATCCAAGTGCTTGACCTCTGCCTGCAGCATCTCGGTAGGGATCTGCGCGGCAAAGGCCTTGACGCCCTCCTGCTTGGCGGCGTCGGCATCCGCCTCGCCCAGGGCCGCCTTCATCCGCACGTAGTCGGCAATCAGCCCGGCGCGGAACGACTTGCCGTCCGCTGCCAGGGTGGCAAGCGCCGCCTTTTCCTGCTGCAACACGGCAATCTGGTCGTCCTTATCCTTGAAGGCGGCCTTGATCGCCTCGGCAATCTGCTCTTCGGTGGCGGTGTCGCCAAACGACTTGCCCACCATGGCCCCCAGCAACAACACTAGCGTCTTCATCGTCTTCTCTCCTTGCGGTTTGGCCAACGGCTCGTCGCTGCCGCCCGCCGATTTTTGACTTGTCGCCCCAGGCTGCGCCCCGAGCCACACCAGCGACCCCTCCCGCGCCTCGCCTGGAGAAACGTACTCATAATACTGCGCCGGGCCGTTCACGTCGGTCTTGACCCCGACCAGATCGGCCGCGCCGAACCCTATCGACCAGTGGCGGTACACCCCGCCCTCGATATTGGCCAGGACCGACTCGACGTCTGGGGTCTTGACCACGTAGTACCAGGCCCACAACACCTTGGCCTCGCTCGTCCCTGCCGGGAGTCTGATCTCCTCCCCGGTCAGCTCCTTAAACTTCTCCGGCGGCATGACCTCGGTCGCGGCGTCGAAGTAGAGCCCGAGCGGCAGGAATGTCCGCTTCTCGTGGAAGTACAGGACGTTCTTGCCCGGCAGCGTGGCGGAGAACTCGTCCAGCATCGATTCGGGGAACCGTTCATTGTCCCGGTCAACCCCGTTGTGGCAGAGGAGCTGTTTCCGAACGAATACCTCGTCCGCCGACAGGTCTTTCAGGGCGAAGCGGTTAATCTTGGCCAGGACTCCAGCCTCGGCCGCCACCCCGACCGACGCCGCCTTGCCGCCGAAGCAAAAGGATTTTGAGCCTGACTTCTGCATCAGACCTGGCTCCCCTTGGCCCGCAAGGCCTCAAGAACATGCTCCCCGGTGACCACGGTTGGTCCCTGGCCCTTTTCACCCTCCACGCCAGGTCCGGCGAAGTCCTTGCCGCCTTTAGGGCTTTTCCCGGTCTGGCCTCTCTGGCCCTTGGCTGCGCCTGGCGTGCCGGTCTGGCCTCTCTGGCCCTTGGCTGCGCCTGGCGTGCCGGTCTCCGGTTCCTTTCCTTTGGCTGCCCCGTCCTTGCCGGTCTCCGGTTCCTTTCCTTTGGCTGCCCCGTCCTTGCCGGTCTCGTCCTTGTCGTCCATCGCGTATTCCTCCCTGCTGAGTGGTGGTTTACTTTCCGTTCGTATTGGCTTATAATTAGAGGAAAGAGCGGGCATGTTCCGCCATAACATGTCACTATTTTCCCAGGCCGATTTTTTTTGGTGATTGCCATGGAAACCATCTTCGACCACAATCCTACCCCCGAGGAGATCACGGCCCACTGCGGCAAAGTGATCACCAAGGAGGAGCATCTGTCATTCCCTACCGGGCAGGTTGGGGAATACGCCTTGATCTACAGCCTCTACAAAACCCGGGGCGACGAGGCGGCGGCAACGCGCTACAAGGCGCTGCTCCCTCCTGACTATGTCCGGTCGTGCCTTGACCTGGACGACATCGTGCACTAAGCGACCGCCTGCAGCACCGCGGCGAACTCCTCCTCGGCCAGGTAGAGCCGGCCGAGGACCGCTTCAACCACACTCCTCTCCTTCCCGCTCCTCTCCGCCAACACCACCGATAGGTTCGCCTTGACCCTGCTGTAGCTTTTCTCGAAGAGAATCTTCTCGAACTCTGGCACCAGCCCCTGTTCTCCGACGCCAAGCCAGGCAATCAGCCGCCTTAAATTACGGACCCAGGTGGAATAGCCGTAACCATTGGCCAATATCTCCTCAAACCGGGTGGCCGTCCCGCCAAGCTTGACCATGAACGAAGGATAAGTATGCCGGGCGACGAGCTGGTTAAGCGCCTCCATGCAGACACGGATATCCCCGGCAGGACCCCTGGCGTCGGGCCTGACCCGGTATTGCGTGGCCCGGTTGTGGCAGACCTCATGCCACAGGCTTTCAATCGCATACTCTTCCTCAAAGGAGAGATGCAGTCCGGCCTTGATCTTGGTCATTGCCGCCTTGATTGAGGAGGCCGGGTTGAAAGTCCCCATGAAGGTCTGGTTGGAGACCAGCACCCGGCCATGGCAGTTGGTGGCCATGAAGTAGTCCTCGCTCACCTCCACCGTTTCGTGATAGCCGCGGACGAACAGCCCCGGATTCTCCCGGTCGAAGGCGAGCATCAGGGAGTGCAGGCCCGTGTCGATGTCATTGACCTCAAAACGGGCGGCAAGCCCTGCCTCCGGCGGCTGATGCTCAACGCCGGTCTCCCGTTTTGCCGGCCTGGTCGAACATCGGCAGTGGGGGTGGGTGTCACGCCCGGCAACAGGGCAGTTGGCGATGGGGTAGTCTCCGGCCAAGGCCATGCACGCCGGACAGCCGTCCGGCGCCGGGGTAAACTCCACCCACTGCACGCTCCAGGCAGCCCACTCGTTTAGCTTGGCGCTCTCCGCCGCCATGCTCATCTCGGTCCGCGCCAGACGCCGCCAGTTGCTGTTCTGTTCCCCGAACCGTTGTTTGAGCCGGGCCGCCACGGTCAAGGGATTGGCCCCGGCAATGGCGAACGCCTCCATCTCCGGGATGATCTTGTCCACGATGGCCCTGGTGGCGTTGTCCTTGACCAGCTGGAACCCATCCGTAGCGAGTTGCCCGAAGATCTCCCGGTTTTTGATCAGATCAAGGACCGGGCGTTCCTTGCCGATCATCCGGGCCGCCTGCAGCAATCCCAGGCTATAGGCCTGGCCGTAGTACCACGAGACCGGCGACTCCGGATTGCCGGGGCGGTACTCGCCGGTAAAGGTCCGCATGGCGGCCATCACCGCCCGGCGCTGCTCGCCGCTGAAGGTGAAGGCATCCCGGGGCGGTAGGTCCTCCGGCCCCTTCTCGCCGTCACTCCCGGCCGCCCGCTGGCTGAGCAGGATATCGGCGACGTTGAGTTTGAGGGCCGCGGCGCAGATCTCGGCGCACTGCTGCCAGCGCCGCTTGAGATCGTCTTCATAGCCATCCTCGACCTGGTCCAACTCCGGCCAGGGCTGGGGCCTATGCTCCTCCTTGCTGCCTGACACCCCCTGGCAGCCACACGCACACCCCTTGTCATGCCTGACGCCCCGGAGGATTTTTCCCCCGGGGCTTACTGTTTTCCCGGGGCGTCACCCGTCCCTGCCTGGCTCTGCATCTGCTCGGCCTGGGCGTTGAGGAACTTGGCCTGGGCCTGGGCCACGATGTCGTGCAGGTTGACCTGCTTCCACTCCAGCTGCCAATCGCCAGGCTTCCAGGTCCGCCCCCGCAGGAGCAGCATGGCCGTGATCAGCCGCTCGAAATGCGGGGCCTTGGCGGCCTGCCGCACAGTGACGTCGGCCAGCACCATCTCGGCCTCGAAGTTAGCCCGCCGCTCGGTGGTGGAAAACGAATAGCCGAGCATCCAGGCGGGGAGCCCGGTCTTGCCGCAGATGTCCTGCAGGATATACTTGACTGGCACCTCCATCTCCAGAACCTGGCCGTCCGCGCCAATGACCTTGATCTCGATTGACGAGTTGATGTCGATGGCCCGGACGAAATCGGCGCTCCTGCCCTCCCGCTTGGCCCTGAGGGCGGTGTTCAACTCGTCGCTGATCTGTTTCCTCCGCCCGTCGAGGTCCGCCCCGTCCTTTTTGCTGGTCTTGTAGATCACCGAAAACGACGGGTCGCCGAACCGCTCCCAGGTGTTGGCCGTAGACTGATAGATGGTGGTCAGGATCCGGCTGACGAACTCGCAGCCGCGCAGGATGGGAGTGCCGTACGGGTTCTGGTTCTCGTTGTTGATCGAGAAGTAGACCAGGCCTTCCTGCTTCAACTCCCGCTCGACGTTGTCGCCATCGGCCTTCTGGTAGATGCGCAACCCCTTGCCCTGGTCGCGGGAGAACTTGATGGTCTTCGAGTCGGCCACCCGGAGGCCGACGATATCGCGCCGGTTCGTGTCCGGAATGAACTCGCCCAGGCCGAATCCCTGCTCAAACGCCTCGCGGCTCAAGCACTGATGAAACGCCTGCAAGCCCTTCTGCACGTCGTTGACCGGCACATCCCTGATCCAGTCGTTGATCTCAGCCACCAGCGCCTCGTTCTCGCCCACCACCTGGGGGATGCCGTCCAGGGTCACCAGCCGGTCGATGGCCGTGCCGCAGATCGGCACCGACTCGATCAGGAACTCAAAGAATGCCGGATCGATCCGGCGGGGGACAAAGGTGGCGAAATATTTGGTGTATGGCCCCTGGCCGTCCGAGGTCCTGATCTGCCAGCCCGCCCCGTCTGGCGGCGCGGTGCCTGGCACCCGGTCTTTGTCTCGTGTGATGGTGATCCCGAATAGCTTCATGCGAATAGGTCCTCCACGGTTTCGGCCATGATCTCGGCCAGGGTTTGCGCGCGGTCGGCGTCGATAAGGTGGTCGTCCTCCTTGCGGAAAATCCGGTGTTTCTGGCCCGCCCTGACCGTGTGGTTGGTGTAGTACAGGATGAGGTCCGGGTCCGGCGGCAGCTCCAGCTGCTGCCGCTGCATCCGCTTGACCATGAAATCGGTGGCCAGCTCCTTCAAGGTGATGCGGGACGGCTTGCCGGTCTTGGAGTCGATCAGCGGCTCGCCGTCCTCGTTGACGTTGTCGGTGGTCGACTCGAACATAAAACCGCGCAAGCGGTGGTCGAACTCCTTGTGCTCGTAGATGGCAAGCCCCTGGAGGTCGTGGGCCACGGCGGACCCGGCGTTGCCGAAGTCGGTGCCCCAGGTGATGGCGGTGGCCGGGGCGTAGACATCGTCAATGGCGTTGAGCGCCTGGCACTGCTGATCGTAGGTGACGTGCTTGAGCTGGAGCCTAGCGACCAGACGCTCCCGCTTGCCGATGATGTTCTTGACGATGATCTCGGTGGGGTCGCCGGAGAAGCCAAGGTCTGCGCCGCCGCGCTTCAGCCCGGGGACGGCGATGAAATAGGCCCTGATGAGCCTGGTGAACTCGCTCTGGCCCTCGTCATCCAGGTCGAAGAAGGTCGATTGCGGATAAACGGTGTCGATGGCGGAGACCGCCTTGGCCTGGGGATCGCCGCCGGAAAGAGTCATCTCGCAGCGGTAGCCGGTGACGATCACCTCATTGTGGCTCGAGTCCACCATGATCTTGAGCACCCGGTACTCGGGGATCTCCCGCAGGCAGTGCTTGAGGTGGTGCCAGGGGAACACGGTGTTTTCCGGGTCCCCGTCCTCGCCCAGCACGTTGTGCTGATAGCCGGGGCTGTCCTCGCCGCCGTACTGCTCGACATAGAACTTGCGCCGGACATCGCTCCAGTACGGAGGCGGCATCAAGGTCTTGGCCCACCTGAACAGCCTGAAGGTCAGCTGCTTGGCCGCCCCTTCCAGGCTGGCCCCGTCATCATGATTGCCCGCGGCCCGCTGGCCGAGCTTGTAAAACTCGCAGGAGCGGTCGCCATCGGGCACCGAGTAGATGCGGGCCACCGCCGAGGGCTTCATCGCCCGCCAGAACTCGGAGAACTGCCGGGGGTTCTTGCACTTTGCCGCCTCGTCCTTGATGGCGAAGGTGCGCACATGGACGCCGCGGTAGGCCTCGCCGTCGTGGCCGGCCGGACGGAAATCGATCTTGAAGCCGTTCTTGAAGTAAAAGGCGTGGTGGGGGTGCTTCTTGTGGCGGACCAGATCCCGGCCCAGGTCGCTATTCCAGGCGAACTGGTCGGTCATGGCCTCGATGATCTCGTCCAGGTGGGTCTGCTGCGGGGCGCCGATCAGCCCAGAGCCGTTGGGGATGGTAAAGGCCTTGTGCAGGCACCAGGCGATGATCTCCCGGGTCTTGCCGACCTCGGCCCCGCATTTGTGGACGGTGGAGCCGGGCCAGCGCAGAGAATCCACCTGGTAGCCAAAAAAACTATAGGGTTCGTGGTGGTCTTGGTCCTCCGGCTCCCGCAGGAAGGCGGCGCACCAGAGCAGGGGATCGTCGGCGATGATGGCGAGCTGAAACTCTTCCAGCGAGGTGAACGGCGGCGGCAACTCGCCCCTGGCGAGCTGGTGCCAGGTCCAATCGAGCGCGGCCAGGGTGGACTCCATGATCGCCTCGGGGACCACCACCCCCTTGCCGGCATCGGCGAGACGGATTGGCTCCACGGCCTATCCCCCCGCGACCGGGGACGGGTCCGGGCCTTTGCCCTTGCTGGCCTCCTTGGCCTGGGCCAACTGCCGTCCGGCGCTGCCCAGCAGCTCGCCGATGGTCTTGGCGGCCTCCAGCTCGCTGTCGGCGCTGGCCTGGGCCTTGGGCGTGATCATGAACTGCTCAGGGGTCAGGTTGAGGTCATTGAGCAGCTTGGGCAGGGCGGCCAAGGCCGGGTGGAGTTTGTAATCGACTATCGGGCCCCATTGGGACGGCCGCGTGGTCTTGAGCAGGACGCCATCCTGCTGGATGGCCTGTTCCAGCATCTCCAGGATGTTGATGCAGTTGGCGATATGGGCCGAGGCGATCTCTTGAAAGCCCCCGGCGTTGGCCTTGGGATCGCGGATGGCGTCGTGGATGACACGGATGGTGGACAATAGCTCGGCCTTGTCCAGGCAGTCCTGGCCGGGGGCGGTGGCCCCTTCATCGACCAAGGAGCACGGGAACTGGGGGCAGGTGGACTTACAAGGTTTGATCCGGGAAAGGAAGGTGGCGGCGTAGGAGCCGTGGCGGAAGGCGTTGCGGTTCCCGGCCGAGGCCGGGCGGGACTGGGCCGCCGCGGCCTGGCGCTGGGCCATGGCCTTTGGGCTCATGGTGTAGGCGCGCTTGACCCGCATTGCCTGCGGGATGCCTACCTCTTCGTCGGTGTCGTGAGCGGTATCGTGGTCGAGCTGGTCTTCTGCCATGGATTTGTCCCCTCCCCCTGTAATAGCAAGGGGAGGGGACGCAGGCTGGCAGATGGTGTCACTTTCTGGGGAACGGAGGAGTTCAGTCGCAGACGACCAAACATGGAGATCTCTTTTCCCTTAACAGGTTTATCAAAAATCAACAAATAACAGTTAGTTATATTTGCTTAACATTAATTAAGTTTTGTATAAGAAATATTTGTATCATTTTGTATAAGTAATCCTTGACCAAATTCTTTCCATTTCTCATAATAAAAAAAATAGGCGTGGGATGGTCCCACAATTAACAATCCACAAAGGAGAACTAACATGCGACAGACGACCGTATTTTCTACTTACACTCACCCCCCCCCAAGGAAATTCCTTTCTCAACACGGGAGATTACACCCAAAAAAATAATAGAATGCTCTACCTCTAAACATGGAGCAATAAGACATGGTGATATTATGGTGAAATTCCTATCCAAGAAGATGGCTGATGAAGACACTTCAGTGAAAGAGGAAATTCTCGGGTTTTTAGCAACAGAAATTATATCTTCTATCATAATTCTAGGCGACGATGCCTATGGTGTTCCGATTGGGAAAATGGTTGAAAAGAATTACAAAAAGTGCACTGTCGGGGCGATATATGAAACCTTGCACAGGCTAGAGTCAAAATCATATTTAGAAGCTAGAGACACAGAACCAGAAATATATCGAGGCGGCAGAAAAAAAAGAATCTACAAGGTAACTGCGAGTGGAAGAAGGGTGCTGAATAACACGCGAAGATATCAGGCAAACATTTTAGCCAACAGACAAAACATCATTGAGGAGGGCCAACTCTGTCCCAGCACCTAACTATCCCGTCAGTACATCTTATTAATGAATATCCAGGAGGACAAGACAATGCCTTAAAAATCGCCCCTAAAACATACATCCCTGTTGACTGTACCGGTTCAGATCATGCTCCAAACCCCCTGTCCATGGAGGCCACCATATGTCCAAACTGAAAAACCGCTCCAAAGGCAAAGAGCCGCAAGGCAGAGTCCGCCCCCCCTGCCCGGCTTTTTGCCTCGAATCACTTTGCATTAACCCAGGCAAGGTAGATCGGGAATTGCTCATCACGGCAATTTGCGAAGATTCCGCCGCTGGGCTCTACTCGGAGGAAGACACCATTTGCCTCTTGCTGCAACTGAACGAACTGACCCGCAGACAAACCGGCGCAGGCATTCCCCCGCGGGTTTGGAAACGGCACATCAAGAATATTGGTCTGCCGCCTGCGATCAAACAGGCCATCCGCGAGTATTTCATCAACTCACCGGACTCGAGTAGCCTGGTGAAAATCCTGCTGAATGCGATTCCCCGTTACTACCAAGATGAAATCGCTGGCGACATGATCGAGCGATACCAGGCGAAAGTCCGCAGCAAAAAGAACCGGTGGCTTGTCTGGGTGCAGATTGTGCTAGCTCTCGCTGGCTTCATTTGGCGCCACTATGCTCCGAAGATTTGGGACTTCTGGACCCAGATTAGCAAGCCATAACCCCTAACCGTTCAGTTGGGGTGGAACAAAAAAAGTTCCTCTCCAACCCACTTAATGTAGCCCCTCAAGAGAGGGGTTACATGGATCTTTCCCGCGCTACTCCCCGAATTCCAAGGCTGATCTGCCCCAGATCAGCCTTTTCTTTTCATGTGCTTGCCGAAAGACATCGATCGATCCTAGGGCTCCCAGTCTCTCTACAATCTATTTTCGCAATCATGCCAACCAGCAAGAAAAAATATTGTCAATAATACAAATATGCGGTAATTGCCAGCATGTTACCGGATATTTAATAGATTATTTGCGGTATCATCGGACAACACCCCCTAAAATTGACATGCCCAATCGAACACCATTATCCTCCCAAAGACTACGATGAAAACACAATCCATTTGTCTTGCCCTGCTAACATTGTTAGTCTCTTCTTGCGCCACCATGAAACCAACTCTTCCCTCGGCAACCAGGGCAACAGCGACTGATTTCCCAGCGTATCTCAAACTAGCCGATGAGCGCATAACGACATATCGAAACGAAGTTGTAAAAATAGAAAATCAAGAGTGGAGTAACGGCGAATCCACCCTTTTCGGAGGAACTGTTGGCACTATTGGCGCCGTAGCACACTCTATTCCAGCTGCAGCTGGAGGCGCGGTGATTGCCGGCACAGCTACGTTAATGTCAACTTTCTACGGCACAGAGAAACAAAACGACGTTTACACCAAAGCATTTGACGCCGCATCGTGCGTCCGCACAATCGCTTCCAACATCAACAAACCAGAAGCCCTGCAATATATTCAAGCCCCAGATGGTGGTGGCACCGCCGATACGTATGCAATACAAACGCTTAATGGAGCCTTGGACAAGATTGATGGTATCCTTCTGAAACGATTAAAAAAACGCGCGGTAAGCTCTGAGCCAAATTTTGAGTTATTCCAGACCCACTTACAGAATAGTCTTAAAAGCCAACCCGCCCAGGCGACAGCAACTTTGCCTACCCCATCCGGAGGAGTGCATTCTCTAGCCGGAGGGAAAACAATATCATCGGGAGATCTTGACCGGCTCAAAACATCCATTGGCCGCCTAAAAGATGATATCGGACTATGCATCTCAGCAAATTAACAATAAAAATTAAACACAATATCCCCTAGACGATTCAACTATCATCCTACACGTCTACAAGCCACCGGACAACCAGCACCACAGCATAGAAGAAACAGTCAATGTGACAACTATGCGGCAAACACCAGCCTGCTACCGCACAGTTTATGTATTATTTTTGTGTTAATATGTGCCACTACCTATTCAAATCCCATTTAATTTAAAGTATAATTTTTTATGGCATAACAGAATGGCCTCAAAAAATGACCTTGAAATCCAGAGAGTCAAATCTTCCACCGATAAATTCGGTTTTGTCTGCGGGCTATTTGAGCAAGTAGTAAGAACCGTAGGCGGGCTGGGCGCCCTCTGGATTATTTTCGCAGGACTCAAGCCATTTCTCGCATCAAACCCTGCTACCATTAATGCAATGTCAGCATTAATTGAGAAAATAAACATTTCAAACATAACAGGATATTTCTTAGCAGCCGCCGTAGGAACTGGATGGCTCATTGAAAGAAAAGGAAAAAAACGTGCCATTAAGCAAAAAGGCAAATACCAGAAGATGGTTGAAGAAAACGATCCTTACCGTTCATCAAGTGGATTAACAAGCATAGGCGAGACTCCAGGAGGTGAATCATGATAAATACTGTATTTTTTGGAATCAATATCATATTGTTGTTTTATGTTTGGAAATTCATTTTAAGGCCATCAATATTAGATTACTTCAGAGATAGATTATTTGATCTGAGAGAAGAAGTTAGGGATTTTTATATATTAAAAAATATACCACTAAGCGATAACACTTACAAATCATTAAGGGATTTGCTAAATAATCACTTAAGATTTACTGAAAAATTATCATTATCTAATGTTTTTTATTTTTCTGCTAAAATTGATAAAAACATTGAATTAAAAAATTTCATAAAGCATGAAATAGAAAATAAATTTAAAACAGATGATGAGCGTCTCTCAATTTTCATAAAAAAAGCTAGGCTAACATCATCTAGAATACTTATTTATTATATGATATTTTCTTCACCGTTGTTAATATTACTGTTTTCATCTATACTTGTTTATCGCATTCCATTATTTATGGCTGGGAAAATAATATCATCAATCAATGACGAGATAAAACTTATTAGCTCTACACTAAGAGGGACATCGGAAATAGTAAATAAATACATAACAACAAACGATGACCTTGAAGAGCTATCATACAAGTTATCAAACGGAGATTTTGCCACAGCAGTTTAATTGCTAATCAACATTCTAAAAAGTGGTAGCACGTTAATGTGTTACCACTTTTTTTTTGCTTCAATATCCCCACCATTAACTATCCTCCTGATCTGCCTGGACGACAGGTCGAACCTCACCCCCAACTCAGCCGTATTGTCGCCCCGGAAAAGCGTCCTGATTTTCTTGTCCCGCCTGGCGCGCTCAACCTCGTCCATCGTCGGCACCGTTATCCGCAAGCCGCCGAGCTCATCGATTAAGAGCATCATCACCACCCGGGCATGATCAACGCCGAGCTCCTCATGCACCCTGGCCTCGAACCGTGTCAGCAGTTCCCTATTCTCCGCTCTCACCACCTCTCCCCTCCGTGTAGAGTTTTTCCCAAGGCCGCCAATAGTCGCGCAGGCTGCGGTACTGCTCGTTGATCCTCCCCCGGCGGGGGAGATAGGTGTCTGTCGTCGCAATATTCCTATGCCCGAGCCGAGCTGCAATGGCCGGCACGGTAAATCCCTTGATAAACAACAAGTCTGATCCATGAGTCGCCCTGAAAATGTGAGAGTGATTGCGTGTCTTGCGTATCTCGGCCGTGGCGGCCAATTTTTTCACTAAACGGTCTATGTCGTTGTTAGAGAGCTGGCGGCCGGAGCAATGGTCACCTCGGCGGTAGGAGACGAACAACGGGTCGTTGCTCTTTGCCCCTTGGGACAGTCGAAGCCCAACCCACTGGCGGATGAACTTTGACGGGGCCAGCCATAAATCTACCATTCGGAAATGCCCTTGCTTCCCGATGTCTTCGGTTACCTGGATGTCGATATATTCGCCATCGTCGGAGATATTGACCATCTTGAGCCCGCAAAGCTCTCCCACCCGGAGACCAGCGAAGGCCATGATGATCAAAATACAGGTGTCGCGCAGGCCTTTTTCTGTGTTTAGCGGACAAGCAGAGAAGAACCTGATCACCTCGGCCTTGGTGAAGTATTGCATCATCCTCCGCTTTATCCTTGGCCTCGGGATCTGGGCGGTAATATCTGCCGGGACATGATTCTCATAAAACAAGAACCGCCAGAAGCCGGACAATGCCCCAAGTTTTGTATGCCGAGTATAGGTGCCGTTATGCTCGTTGTAGTAGAGGTGTTTCAGCCAAGCCTCGACATCCTCTCTGGTGATATTCCTTGCCTCAGTTGCCCGCCCAGAATCAGAGAGCCACTTAAAAAATGAAGCTACCCGCCGCTGATTGTCTGTCACGCTCCGCTGGGACAGCCCGCGCAGCACGATCAAGTGCTGGCCGTATTGCTCCAAAAGCTCTGTCAGCATCCCCCCCGCGCCCCCCCTTGGACAAGGTCTGAAAAATCTCCCCAATTTAGAGGAGCCAATCGCATGAGGGGTTGACCCCAATGCCCAAATCTTTCGACCGGGGGTGGGGGTTCGACCCCCTCCATGACCGCCCAATCCCAACAAATCCCAACACGAACCGCATAATTCATAAAATCCCCCACCAGCTATCCCCCACCAAATGGCAACACACCCAACCAACTACCGCACAATATGAAACAATGTGCGGTTAAATGATTTCGCTATTTCGTTAGAAACTTAGTAAAAATTCCTAACAATAAATTAGAAAGAGCGCACAGGTACATCTCTGCCTTAGTCCGTAAGGGTTTCGCCATTTCTGATAAAATTCATAATAAGACTATAAAAGGTGTATTCTATCCCGCCAATGAGCACCCTGGGTGCAAGTCAGGTCAATATCCGGCCACCAAGATTAACGTTTTGGCGACCCCCAAGGCATTTTTTGGATTGCACCCGCGCACCCAAATTCATAACTATCAGTAAATGCGTTATTATTTTTGGGTGCAAGTCCCAAAACAGCCCAAAGACTTGCACCCAACTTGCACCCAATTGCACCCAACTTGCACCCAGGATTGCACCCAAGAATAATAACAGAATAACAATGAGATATATTGATTTGGGTGCAAGGGTGCAAGTCCTGGAAAGGTGCCCCAGAGGTCGGCCAAATTTAGCTAAAAAAAGGGGCGATCTGCTGTTTTTTGTGCCAATCTGTCCTTCTTGGTAGTTTTTATTAAAAAGACTTGCACCCATGCCTTCACCCATCACTTCACCACCACATGACGGAACCGGATAAACCGGCTCCCATGCACAGTCCTGGAGTACATCTTGCCGTCATGGCCAGGAATTATCTCCCAGCCACCCTTTGCCAGCAAGGGCAGGTCGTTCTTCAGCCGCGCCCCGAACGTGCTGGCGTTGGCGTATGGATTCTTCTGGCCGTTATTGCGGCACAGGCGATCAAAGGCGTGAACGATGTCCCTGCTCGTCGTCTCAAACTCGATTGTACTCTTGGTGTAGAACTCGGTGGTTTCCTTGTCCATGATGCTCTTTGGCACCGTGCGGATCAGCTCGATGCCGTACTCCGGGTGAGTCCAAATATAGACGTCCTCCTCGTAGTCACGATGGGCCTGCGGAGTTAAGCTCAACTCTCGCATCTTCAGGAGGTACTCGCGGACCATGCCATCCAGGAGCTTGACGATATTGTTGCTGCCGATCTCTGTCTCCTTGGCCCGGCTGTTTTGGTACTCGATCCATGCCTTGCGGATCTCTTTCTCCCCTGTCTCCAGGCCGTAGCGGAAGTCGTCCTCGCCATAGAGCGGCAAGTACGGGATGGCCTTGTTCAGGATCAGCATCATGAGCGACCAGAACTCATTCATCCTGTCTTTGGCGTGACCCTTGTACTCTCGCTGCAGGATAGTGATGAAATCGCGGCGCTTGGCCAGGTTGGGGAGGATGTCGCGGTGGATCAGCTTGATGAATGCCGAAAGGATCAGATCACGCTTCTTGATCAAGGCGCGGGTAACCTCATCCTCAATAAAGTCGTCGCTCTGGAACTCCTTGCCAAACTCGATGTCCACCGTGCGATTGATCAGCTCGGCCTTGGTGAACGGCTCGATGGCCGTGATCAACACCAGGGCTCGTGGCGACTCCTCGGTGGTGTCACTTTCGGTGCCGCTGGTGCGCTTCGACTTTTGGCCCCTGGTGGCAGAGAGGAGTAAAAATTTCATGATCGACTTGGTGACGTCGTCGCTCTCCAAGTTGTCGATCACCAAGAGCGGGTTCTGGGCCGCCATGCTGTAGGCGGCAGCAGCGCTGGGGTCGTCGAGATGCCCATCTCCGTACAACAGCACGGTGAGGAGCTTTGCCGCGGTCGATTTCCCGCATCCTGATCCGCCGGAAAACTTCAGGTGGCCCTGGCTCGACACCAGGTCGAGCAGGGCAAAGGTCAACAGCCAGCAGGTAACGAGATAGCGCTGCTCAACAGGACAGGTCAGGTTGTCCTGGACTAACGTCTTGTAGGCCTCGAGGCCCTCACGGATGTCGGCGTCCGGTTTGTAGGTGAAGGGCATGATCTTCTTGCTGCTTTGCAGCAAAACATGGTCTTCGTTCAGCCCATTAGGGATCTCGGTGATTCCCCGCGCCGAAACCTTGATGATCATGTTCCCTGGCGAGTTGAGGTTGAGATAGATGGTGTCGGTGGCCGGGTCGGTATGCACCCACCGTGCTACCTCGATCTTACGGCCGGAGATGTACCCCTCGCTGGCCATGCTTTCCCAGACGCTGGGGCCAGGGGCGAGATTTGGCAGCAGCATGGTCTGCCGTTTCATCAGGGCGTTGAATGGCCGGTTGTTGCCGACCTCGTAGATGTAGTTCTGGTAGAGGAGGTATACCTTGTTGGCTGAGTCCCAGAAGAAGCGCCCGTCTCGAGCCAACTCCTTATAGATGATGCCGGCCAAGATGTTCGGCTCGCAGTTCTTGGGGCTGCCGACACTCTCGATGTAGACTGCCACTTGCCGGCGCAGCTCAATGCCATTCTCAATCTGCTGGGCAATCGCCTTAGCTGAGAAACCAAGGGCCATCAACTTTTCGGTGTAGATCTGCTGCTGGATCTCGGTGTCGGCCGCGATCATCCGGAATATCTCAAGGTCTCGCAGGTGGTCGAACTTATCCTCCATGGTGACGAGCCTGCTAGCCCGGCCGATCTCCCAGGTGATGTAGTCAACCGCCTCCTCCTGGAGCCGCTTAATCTCCTTGTGACGGTCGCCGTCGAAGGCCCGCAGGTAATCATCTGGATCCTTGCAGTCGTCTTGATAGACGATTACCCGGACCGATACCTCCCGCATGATTTCGCGGCAGATCTTGCGCACGTAGCCGATACCCTTGGCCATTGGCTTGCCAGGCTCTTCATCGTTGTCCATCCAGAGGAAGAGGCGCTTGCCCCGGCAATCGGCCTTCAAGGCCTTGATTTGCTCTTCTGAGATCTGGCCAATCAGGCCAAACACATAGTTGACCTTGGCGTCCTGCACGGAGAGGAGATCATTCTCGCCCTCAACCAGGATCAACTCTTGATAGCGGCTGATGGCCTCTTGATTGTAGAAGCGCCACGACTTGTGGCGGTTGGCGGCCGGCAGTTGATATGCCAGTTTCTTCTCCGGGTCCTTCATGGTGAAGTGCATTGCCCGGCCGCCGGAGAGGTGAGGAAAGATGGCGAGCCCCTTGCCGAAAAAGTCAACCACGTGGGAGCATCCATCCACCTCCCGCTCCTTGGCCAGGCCCGAAGCCAGGATCTCCTCCTGCTCATACCCCTTGGCGCGCAGATGGTCGAAGAGGTTGCCATCGCTGAATCCGACACGCATGGCCTTCAAAACCTCAATGCGGTGGCCCCTGGTGTTGATCAAATATTCCCTGCCGCCGTTGACCAGCATGTGGTTGTGGTAGTAGTCGGCGGTCTCCAACATCAACTTATCGTGGCGGCTCAGGCGCACCGCTGGCTCCTTTTTCCGCTCATCGATCTCGAGGCAGGCTATGGTGGCCGCACGCTTCAGGGCCTCAGCCTTGTTGATACAGTGGAACTGTTCCAAGAGATCGAACACATCGCCTCGGGCGTCACACTGAAAGCAGTGGAATGCCTGCTCGTCGCGCCGGACAGAAAAACACCCATGGCCCCCGCACATAGGGCACGACTCCAGGTGCTTCCCCTTCATAACGAGTCCTGTCTCGGTGGTGATCACCGTCAACAGGTCAAGGGCTGATTTGACGCGCTCGAAGTCGGTAGTCATGCTGTCATCCTGTCTCCGTCCGTGTGGTCATCGCTCATCTATCTGATACATTAGACATCCCCCAGCCCGTTTTCGGGCTGGGTTTGGTTGATTAATGGTTATCCCAGCGCAAGGTGTGCGCCGTGCTCCTCTTCGTACTCAGCCACCTTGCCAAGCAGGATGAAAAAATGGGCAACGCTTTGCGCTCGTATGGACCTGGCCAAAAGCACCAGGTGCCGTTCGTGCTTGGTCACTGGCATGGCATCCGCCTTGACCTCCAGTTCAGGATATTGCTGCTGCCGCTGTGGTTTGCGAAAGGGAATGATTTTGACTTGCGTGCTCATGCCTCACCTCCATTCATGCCAGGAAGGGCCATTTGCGGCGATGGCGGAGGAACGTAAAGTGGTGCCCCCCTCCTGAAGGTTGCCCCACACCCCTTGAGTATCTTTCTGAGGTATCTGGCCTCGCTTTCGTTTTCCTCCAGAAGGGTCATGGTATGATCAAAAAGCGCCCTGGCCTGGTCAAGATCGTCGGGGATTTCCAGGGGTGGCAGCTTGCGGTAGCCGCCAGTCTTGCGGATGGTGGGTAGCACTTCGGAGGTTACCCACTTGCGGAAGATTCTGGCCTGCTTTTTATTAGAACGGATGATCAGGGTGAAGAGGCCAGACTCGGAAATAATGTTGGTTCCAGGCCCAGGTAACCCTATCGAAACGATAGCTTTCTCGTCATCGTCAAGATGATCTAAAAGCGTTTGGGTTGGGTTTGAATATCCAAGGATATCGCACACATCCTTGGCGATAAACCACGGATTGCCTTTCCCGTCGATGATGGCGCGGATAGGGTTATTTTGGTAATGAAAAACGGATTGAGCGACGGTGGGGGGACTGCTGGCGTTGATGCTCATTGGGCACCTCCTACTGGAAAGGGTTTTGTAGCCCAATTTCCGTCGCCAAAACGAAAAAAGGGCAGGCTGATGGATTGGCGTACCGGCAGTAGGTCCGGCGAGTCTTGCGACTCTCCACCAGCCTGCCCAAACAGAGCAAGCCAGACGGCGGGCAAAAAAATACCACCAAACGCATAAACGGTGGTGGTTGCCCACCTACTGAACCGGGACGCCAATCCCGTGCATGGTATATCCATGCTGGCGTCACGGTACCCTATGTTCAGCGCTCGTGTCAAGAAGTAAAAAATGGCGGGGACTTTGGTGGGGGGATTGCTGGTAGGTGTACTCATAGCATTGCTCCTGTCTGGGAGTTAATAATACGCCCTGTTTCGCTACCAACGAAAAAGGGCGAGCTGAGACGGGTTGGTAGATCGGAAGACAGGACCCGACTAGCCTTGCGGCTACCCATCCAGCTCGCCCAAAGAGAGCAATGCCAGAATTTGGACGCAAAAAAACCGCCAAGAATTAAATTGGTGGCGGTATGCGTCCGCCTGTCCTTCCGGGCTACCAACCCGACACCGCCTTTTTTTGACGATGCAGGAACACGGTACCCTATGTTCAGCGCTCGTGTCAAGAGGTCAATCATCACATCAAGCATCAAAACCCCTCCACGATCCGGCTCTTGAAAATGATCGGCCGCACGTCACCGGTACAGGAGCCGTACTCGTCTTCGCCCTCACCCTGCTGCATGCACCCCTTGACCTCGACCACCTGCCCTGGCCGCATGCTTACCATCCTGGCATCGAAGGCCCACAGGTCGAAGTCCTCCTTCTGCGCCTCGTGGCCGTCTTTGCCCCCTCGCTCGAGGTGCAGGGACAACCGCAACAGGTCGCCATCATCCACAACGCTCGTCACCGCACCGACCAGGACGAATGCGGCCCGGCGATCCTGTTTCGCCGCCTCCTCCCAGGCGTAAAAGGTGTAGTTGGTCCGCACCTCGCCACTCTTTTCGTACTGGCCGAGATAGCCGCGGAGTCGTACCACGGCGCCTGGATTCTCCTTGTGAAAGTCAATCAGCCCGTCAATCTTCTGCTCGCCGAATAGCCTCCCAAAGGCCCGCACCGATCCGTACTTGCCGCCACAATCAACCTCGATCATCAAGCACGGGGTCTTTCTCTCGTTGTGCTCCTTCTTCAGAGACTTGATCGTCCCCCACACATTGCCAGCGTTGAAGTGCTTACTCATGCTCTCCCCTCTTGTTTGTTTTGCGGTGTGGACATCCTGCTCCCCGATCGCACCACTCGCCTTGATTCTTGTTGCACCACGGCTCAGTAACCCCGGCGATAACGCCCGATGATGGATAGGCCATACATCCGGCCAACCGTGTCTCTCCCCCCGCGCTGGCCTTGCTCTGCTTTGGCGTCCATGATGCCATTAAATCCCGCTCACCCGCGCCATCTGTTCCTTGGTCGGGGCGGTGTAGATCATGGTGCTGGAAAACGATTTGTGGCGGAGCTGCCTCGCGGCGAATTGCAGTTTCTTTTGCTGCTCCTCCGGCAACAGGCTGTAAATATCGGCCATGATCCGCTGCGCCTTGGTGTGGCGCATGGCGTGCGGGGTGTACAACGGCTCACCATGTCTATCTATCAGTCCGGACGCCAGGCACCACTTGGCCATCAGGTCGTTGAAGGTCCTAGCGCCAATCCGCTCGCCCTTGCGGCTGACAAAGAGCGGGGCGTCATGGGCCAACGACTCCCCCCAGCTCCTCTTCTGGCGCAGGAAGGTAGTCAGTATCTGCTGCAGTTCCTGCGGCATGTAGACCTCTCCGGTCGCCCCTTTCTTGGCGATCCTCTCATCAACGACCAACTGGGCCCTGACCGATATCCCGTTCGGCGAGATGTCTCCTACATTAAGGGCAATGGCCTCTCCTCGGCGCAGCGCGGTCAACCGGCACATCTTGAGCAAGGCAAAATCCCGGTCGGCCTGCTTGCCCTTGCGGCCCTTGATCGTGGCCCACAGCTTTCTCTCCTCCGCCTCGGTTAGATAATTCTCTCCGGCCCTGGTGTTGATCTGGGTATCGCTCATATCGCACTCCTTTTTCTTAGATCATCTCGTCGGTTACGGGTTGCGCAGGACATGGTAAATTTTCTATCACTCTATTTTTGTCGCGCGAACCGGGAGAGGCTGGTGGCAGTTCATCCTGGCGATATCGCCACGCAAAATGTTTCATGCCCTCTCCCTGATCATCGATGCAATAATATCATCGGCAATCTCCTCCGCCTTGCCGGGTTTGGTCACCTTGTGCCCTTCAAGGAAGGAGTCGATGTCATTGATTTTGAAGAGCCTGGTCTTCCTTGGTTGCGAGTAGGGCAGACCATCGTCGATAAACTTCTCAAACTGGTCGACGCTGACTCCGGCATAGCGAGCCGCCAATCGTGTCTTCAGCCAACCAGACTGGCTCATGCCTCCCTCCGCAGATCGATTGACAATACATTAACGAAGTCTGAGCCGAACTCTTGATGGATTATGATATTACGGACAGTTTCTATTGTTTTCCTAATGTCCATTGCATTATCCTTAACCGTGCATATCCGCTTTTATGCTGATTAATATCTGTTTAGGGTGCTTACACATGAACGACCGGCGCGTCCCACATGACGTCCAGAAGGAGTGGATTGACCACCACTTCGAGCAATATCTTGCGTTCACCCGTCTTATCCTTTCCCTTGCCACGGGCAGTTTCTCTCTGTTCGCCGCATTGAGCTGTCTAATGTCTGGGGTAAGTTCATCCCTGTGTTCTCCAACGTAATCCACAAAACGCCCTATTTCTCTAACTGCGTCCAACATCTTTTGGGCCTTCTCTTTGCTGACTCCACAGGTGCTATTGGCAAGAGACAGAACAAACCAGCAGAGGATCAGAACAATGATGATTTCTTTCAAGATGCACCCCGGAAACTAACCAATCAATTCACGAGTTTTGTCGCGGCCAACCGGGTAAAACGGTGCTCACGGTAGCCGTGGACGGTGCGGACAGCACCGGTGCGGAGCCAGCCGAGCTGCGCCAGCGACTCCGATTCCTTGGCCAACAGTTCCCCAAGGTGTTTCGCATTCCTGAAGATGACCGGGATGCCGGTGGCCATGGCGATGGAGGCAAAGGCGTGGCAGAATTGGGTGGCGGTACCCTGCACCCAGTCTCCGTCCTGCCCTGATCCGGTGGACAGGCCATGGCCACCAGCAGCGATTGCCTGGGCAAGATAGCGGGTGAGGGTCGCCGCCGCCCCTGGCGTGGATGGTTCCGGCGTTTCAATCTCTGCCAGCAGATCGGCCACCGGCATGCCGGTGAAGTAGTGCAGGGCCCGGAGCGAGGCCTTGCCTTTGAGATACTTGTCCGCCTCCCGGCACAGTCCGGCAATGGCGTCCATGGAAAGTCCAGGCGCTGGGAGTTGCTGGCCCCCAGCATAGTGAGATCGAGCCATCAGCTCGGCCTCCATGGCGTTGAAGGCCTCGATGTAGGCAATCTTGAAGCGCATAGCCTTGCTGCCGGTGAATCCCATGGCCAGGATGGTGAAGCCGTCGCGGGTCATGTTGACCATGGGGCGCATTTGCCCTTGAGCGTCGGCATAAGACCCGGGCTCAAAATTGAGCCCGGCCCAGTTCCTTGGAACTTCTAGCCTTTCGATATCGCGGATGACATTCTTGTGCAGCTTGCCAAACGTCTTGGCAACATCGATGGACGAGGCCATGGGGTGGCCGTTGATTACCTCGAGTTTGACTGCTGGCATGGTGGTCGATTGGGGTTCGTTGTTGGTGTCCATGGCTGCGCCTCCTGCTATCCTTTGAAAAGATCCTCACTTGTGCTACTTTAGCCAGTGCCAACCAACCATTTCACACAAGGAGGAAACACAATGTTGGAAAGACTATTTGACCTGGTTCGCCCTATCCTCTTTTCCCTTTTTGGCCGCCTCATGGACCCTTATTCGGCGAAGCATATCGCGTTGCTCAAGGAGCAAAACAGCATTCTTACGTCTAAGCTTGCGGAGACTACGCGAGACAAAGAAAAGTTTGAGGCGAAGGCCAATTTTTTTGAGACGGAGACTCTGAACCTGAAAGAACACATACGGAAATTGGAGGATCGCGACACAGACCTCTTTGCCTGACATCTGGTTCATGCTTTGTCCGCTGCGTCTTTGAGCTCGGCAACCTGGCGAGAAAGCTCATCGACCAGAGCCAATATTTCACGTTTTTCCTTCCAATCAGCTTTCCCGTCCCGCATGGCATCATTAACGGTCTCGGCCACGCGCCCTAACGCCGCCTGAACATCAAGAACCTCTCCGGTCATGCAATGGTCGCATGCCACATCACGTTTCACCACGTCGTAGCCCAGAGGCCCGCAGATCACCCGGAGCGACCCCGCAACCACATCCTCCCTGCCCAACTCCAGAAGATGCTTGTAGAGTGAGCGGAGCAGCAGATCCGGGCCGCGGGATGTCTCTCCACAAAAGTCAGGATCAGCGGCCCAGCGGTAAAACTGCCGCTTCTCTACCCTGAATAGCGTGCCCAACCGCTCGGGGCAGAGCTTCATCGTGGTCGACCAAAATTGACAACTGCGCGTGATCATGTCTTGATCTCCATGTTATTGACTTTGTGAAATTGTCAGATTGCGTGACATATTGACTACAAGATCAATCTTTGGACGAATCTTTAGCCTGCTGGAATTTGTCTTCCAGCCTCTTTTTGATCGTCTCCGGGTAAAATATCCAGTCCGCGGCAGGAATCCCGACTTCCTTTTCGAGGAGGAGGGCGGTCTTTTTGGGGCAAGGGACCTTCGCGTGGACGATTCTGTTGAAGAACCCACGGTCAATCCCAATTTTCTTAGCAAGTTGATTTTGGTTTGTGGCGATCATGTCAACCAGTATTGCCCATAGTTGACACCATTGTCAACTATAAAATTGACATACTTGTTAGTTTATTTTGTTGAGTTAATTGTCTACAATATTGCTCATGGAAAAATTACCCCCGAAACTGTTCAATGCTGCATTATCATACCTTCTGGCTCAGCATGGGCGCGGCACCCAAGCTAGACTTGTTGCCCAGACGGGAATAGACCGCGGACAACTCAATAAAATCGTTAAGGGAAAAATTTCTGGATCGGAAGAAAACAGAGTAAAGATCTCCGCCGCACTGGAAACAACGTATGAGGATATGCTGGCGCTAGGGCGCCGTATCATGGAAGGGACTCCAGAAGTAGAGTCAGAAGACCGTACAGGCCAGAAAGAACCTATCGCGGTAGCGGCCGAGGAGTCGGGACAGGAAGAGCGGAGAAAAACCGGGCGGAGGGTTGCCGACATATTATCGCCCCAGCTCCGGTCACTACTGGAGGCGGCCCGCTACCTGGAAAAAAACTCTCCGAACGCTTTTCACATCGTTTTAGGCAAGATTTTAGAAAGGGCCGAGATCGAGAAAGCGACAAAAGAAAAAAAAAGGGCCAACTCATCTTATTAAGGGGAACCGGCATTCACCATACTGCTTCGCACCCAGACGACTTCTTGGGCCGTCAGTCAGTGTAACATCTCATCATTTACTCATCCCCATTGTTTCTGATTACAGATCCACAGGAGACAGGCGTTTATGGCAGACCATATTATCAAAATCCCCCGCGCCACCGACCGCGCGATTGCAGTTTGGCGCACTAAGTTAAGCGCAAAATTCAACCTCAACAGAACAAGAGTCAACACCCTCGGGTTCGGATCAATCAATATTCCCTCTGAGGAAGGTGAGGCACCATGGCAGCGCCTGCTAGACCACGACTCTTTTTTGATAGCTTCAATGTCCTTATCAATTGGTGGACTGGCCATCACATACCAGAGAGGAGGGGCACCAGACCAGAATAAGGGCAGGTCTCCGATTTACGATGAAATTACCTTTTCATGGCATGACAACCAGCAACAGAATCCAAATCCCTTCCCGAGCGACGAAGAGAGGCTTGAAATCGTCGCCATCACGAATAACGCCCTAAATTCGTTCGATCCAGGACGTACTGTCCAGGGAGGGATCTCTGACGAACAGAGCCAACTTCTGGCGATTCATCAGAGCACCCTTGAACGATTAGAGCACCTCAACGAAGATTTAATCCGACGCGGCACGGAATTCAGATCAGAACTGGATAAAAAATTCCAGGCAAAGGTCGAGCAAGTTGAAAAGGATCTAAACAGGGCAAAAGCTGACATTTTGACAGAAAAACGTGGCCACGAAGAAAAAATTGCAGAACGGGAAAGAGCCCTTGAAGAAAAACTGAAAGCAATTGACAACAGCAACAATACTCACGCCCGCCGTGCAATTCGAGACAAGATGCTCGCCGACGTCACAGCTCGCATTGATAAATTTGGAGTTTCCAAAACAACAGAACAAAAACGACGCCCTGTTTTTTGGGGCATAGTAATAATGCTCGTTACATTTTGCATAATCATTGGGGTGACATTTGAGGAAATAACTAATATTGATCTGACCATCAAAAATGCGGTTTCTCGCATGGATGATTTTCGAAGTCTATTGGAAAGGAATGATCAAAGCGTAAAGGATTTAATTATAGACATTATTGGAAGCTTAAAATCATTCACCGGATCATTAAATATGAGAATGTACATACTGTCTGCAAGGTTGACCTTCTCCATAATTGGTCTACTTGGGACAATCCTCTATTACATAAAATGGCAAAACCGGTGGGCTGAGCAGCATATATCGTCAGAATTTCAGCTTCAGCAATTTCACCTTGATGTAAATCGGGCCAACTGGGTCATTGAGGCAGCCCTTGAGTGGAAGACAGCGACCCAGGCGGAAATTCCAAGCGAACTAACTAATAGCATCACCAGGGGACTTTTTTATAACAACCAGACAGAGCCCGAGCGTGTCGTTCATCCGGCCGATGCTCTTGCGTCAGCATTAGTCGGATCAGCCTCAAAGCTTAAGCTCAGAGTAGGAGATAATGAATTGTTATTTGACAAACCGGGGAAGATTACTAACAAACCAAAAAAAGTTGTTAAGACAGAAGAGGCTAGTGACGCTTAAGGATATCCAATTTCTGGACAGCCGATGAATTGATTGCCACAATTAATAATAATTGCTCTTCAACAATCAAATATTGCTTATAAATACTTATTGAGGATAAGTAATGAAAAACAATAAAACATTTATTGTCAGATGCAAATCAATATTTCCATTTTTATTTGTTTTATTGGCAGGATGTGCAGAACTAACAAGCACACATGCCGTATATGAAAGAGATAAACATAAGTATGACATGGAAAATAAGGAGGCAGAGATTGAATATGCGTGTAAATTCTGCTCTAATGAGCCAAAAGTAGGAAGGATAGAAGGAATTAAGTTGTCTATAGATTTAAAACGTGATGAACTTAATAGTGCCAAAGCAAGAATAGGGATAGAAAGATATAGCAAACTCTCTCAAGAACTAGCAGGATACAGTGCCGAGTGGGAAGCGCTATACGATCAGGTAACCACAGCTTGTAAGCAATATGCTGTTTGCCTGCGCAGAAATGACAATTCAGGAATCTGCAACAATGCAGACGGTAAGTATCAGGACAAAATTGACAAAGGGAATGACCTTGTTTTCAAGATAAAACAGTTATCAGCAAAGCAGTAAAAATACCATAATAACTAATTAAATCCGACAACAACACAAACAAAGAGCATCTATGCTAAAGCATAATGAAAGATGGGTTTTATTTTACGGTCAACACCTGAGAACAACTCCTGAAGACCCAAAATCTCCTGATATTCCGCTACGTGATATCATCACATTGTTGCTTAACAGACAGACCGATGGCAATTGTGTTAAACTGATAAATAATGAGACTGCTGCCATACGAATAACCGACACATCACTTGACGTTGACAATAATGCACTATGCCTTCTTATCCAGTATGCAGACAAGAATGCATCAGATCCTGTGTTTAGTAATCTCATGACGGGAGAACTTAGAGTAGAACCAAAACTACTCGGAGAAGGCGTGGCCGTTTCTGCGCATATGATGATTTCGTTGACTCCACAAAAAAACAACCCCAGTGAGTATCTCACGTTGCTTGAAGATGTCCCTGGCATTGGAAAGACAATGATTGAGCATTTTTTGACAAGCGAGTTCAAAGAGGTCAGTGATTTCGTTTTTGAGGATGATAAAAATAGAGTCAGGCAGTGCAGACCTATCGTAAAAATGGAAGGGCACATGTCGCAAACTCTCCAGGAAAGCCTTGAGAGAGGACACCTTCAAGGGTTTGAGCTCGTTCGATATGGAAAAAGAGTAGATTTTGACGAGTTTGCTTACACGACAGATGTCACCTACACGGCTAACATCAAATGCGTCCAAACAGGAGGGGGAGGAGCTGTCGATCTGATTAAGAGAGTATCGGCGATAGCTAAAAAAAAGAAATATACGGAAATGAGAGTCCGCTATAAACGCCCAGAAGGGAGGACTCAAACAGTATCAATCCCGACCGGGAGAGAAGATGCCATAAACACCTTATTCACGAGAATGGACCTTATAAAAGTGAGAAATCCCTTACCTCAGTGTTCGCCGTTAATCAACGAAGAGGTGTTGGGGAAATTAAAGGGATTACTGATTGCCTCCAGATAGAATAAAATGTAAATAAACTGCATGGGACTAATTGCTCGTTTATTCAGACCGCTTGACTACGTAAGGATTAAACATCCCCATAAGGTCTATTACGACCTTTATCTTCCTTTTTCGTTAGCAAGCATTTTGACCCTCATCTTCGTGTATTTGCCCGTCCAGCCTAAGATCCTCGGGGAGGCTGGTCTGATTAAAATAATTACAGACATTCTCCAAATCCTATCAGGATTTTATATCGCATCATTAGCCGCCATCGCCACGTTCAACAAGGAAGGGATGGATGACCTCATGGAGGGAGATCCTCCTACGCTGAAAATATTTTGCCGTGGCAAAATGATGATTGATCAGCTCACCAGGAGGCGATTTTTGTGCCTCCTTTTTGGCTATCTCTCATTATTGAGCCTTTTTTTGTATTTCCTGGGCACGGGAACGTTTTTATTAGCCGCCAATGCAAAATATTTTTTCGCTAAGCATTCGAATCTCGAACTGGCAAAATGGGGATTTGTTTGGTTTTATCTACTACTCACTTCTAATCTTATAATCACTACACTCCTTGGCCTGTTTTACATGGTAGACCGGATCCACAGAAAAAATATTAAGGCCAAGCGCGCCACACCCCCCTCCGGACCAGAATCCAACCTCTGATGTCGCTTAGACCATGGGCGTCACGATCCGACAAAAGCCTAAAGGTTCAGGCATCTGGTATGTGTTCGTCAACCACAATGGGGAGCGAACCTCCAGGAAGATCGGCAGAGACCACCGTCTGGCAGTTAAGGTTAAACGAGAACTGGAAGAGAAGTTGACTCGCGGATCCCTTGGCCTCCTTGAGGTGGCCAAGGAGTGTCCAACCTTCAAGCAGTATGTCTATGGCTGGGAGTCATCGGGAGGATACCGCCTCGGGTGGCTCGACACGTCCAAACATTCCCGCAAACATTCCACCCGGGCAGGATACGAGCTGATGGTCAAAAATCATCTCTGCCCTCATTTCGGTGGCTCCCGGCTCGACCAGATTACCTCCCGCCAAATTCACGACTTCGCCATATCTCTGCTCAACAGCGGCCGCCGGAGCCAGACTGTAAAAAACGTCAAAAATTGCCTGTCCGCAATCATGCAGCACGCCTGCAATCCGGATGGCTATATTGCAGCCAACCCGGCTCGCGGGGTGCGAATCCCCAGCCCGGAGCACGAACATCCCAAGAGAGAACCGGATCCCTGCACATGGGAAGAAAGAGCGGCAATCGAGACAGTGTTTCGTGAACACTATCCGGACCACTACCCTTTGGTGGCGTGCGGATTCCGCACCGGGCTCAGGATCGGCGAGCTTTTGGGGCTACAGATCGGCGATATCGATTTCAACGCCAAACTGATAACCGTCTGCCGCGGCGTCACCATGGGCCGGGTGACTACTCCGAAGAGCAAATCAAGCCGCCGCCAGGTGCGCATGACAACGCAGCTCGTGGAGGTACTTCGGGCACATCGAGTGAAAGTTAAGGAGTTGGCGCTTAAGGGTGCGGCTGGGGTGCCGGATTGGCTATTCATCGGGCCAGGGATGCGACCGATCAACTATGGGAATTTTGTCCACCGGGTTTGGAACCGGGCATTGGAAAAGACGGGATTGCGCCGGCGCACTCCGCATGACATGAGACATACTTACGCCACCCTGCGCCTCTCAAACGGAGACAGCCTGGCAGAAGTGAGCAAGGAGATGGGGCATTCGACCATCACAATCACGTACCAGACGTACTACAAATGGTTGCCAAGCGAGAGCAAATCGGATATCGATACTCTGGACAACGGCGCACCCATCCGCGCCCCAGGCGCACCCAACAAAAAAACGGGTCAAGGAAGTAGCCCTTAACCCGTTGATTTTACTGGAGGCGGCGATCGGAGTCGAACCGATGAATAAAGGTTTTGCAGACCTCTGCCTTAGCCACTTGGCTACGCCGCCATTTCAACGCCTTGAAAAGTGAAGGCTATCTTAGCCGTTACCAATCTATTTGACAAGAAAAAACTTACATTCAACGACTCGGACAAATCTGCGGAGCAGCAGGCATATCGCCGTACCCTCCTGCGTCGTCAAGACATTATGAGCACCACACAAAACTTCCTCACTCCCTCTAATGTCCAGCTTCCTCGACTCCAAGAACTCATCGGGTACCACTTCAGGGATGCCAGACTCCTTATCCAGGCGCTTACCCACCGCTCTTTTCGAGTGGAGCATCCGAATCTGGTCGCTACAGATAACGAAACGTTGGAGTTCCTGGGCGATGCAGTTCTCGACTTGGCCATTGGCGCCAAGCTCATTACACTCTACCCGGAAAAAACAGAAGGCGAGTTGACAAAACTCCGCTCAGTCTTGGTCCAAGAAAAATATCTCTCCCAGATGGCTTGTGAGTTCGACATTGGAACCTTCCTCCTCCTCGGCCGCGGGGAAGATCAATGTGGAGGTCGTCTGAAGCCATCCATTCTCGCCTCTGGATATGAATCGCTGATCGGGGCCATATTCATTGATAGCGACTACCAACATACCAAAACCATTATAGAGCATCACTTCAGCGACCGAATTGTCCCGGCCCAGTTGGCCATTGAAACCTACGATCCCAAAAGCGCTCTGCAGGAGTTGACTCAAGCGCGGCACCATGTTGCCCCTGTCTATGTGCTGGACAGATCGGAAGGCCCTGACCACGCAAAAAAATATACCGTCTCAGTTCACCTGCAGGGCCAATGCGTAGCCTCTGCCTCGGCAAGTAGTAAAAAGGCGGCAGAACGAAAAGCAGCGGCTACCGCGATAACCCGGTTACGTCAGCATGAGTAG